GTCTGCCCCACGGAGGTCTGCCCCATAGAGGTCTGCCCCATAGAGGTTTGCCCCACGGAGGTCTGCCCCATAGAGGTCTGCCCTCTCTCCGCCTTCCTGATTCCATGCCCACTTCTTGTGTTTATCTAATATCTCATCCAGTTTTTCTCTATCCATTAATATCTCCTTTCTGTTCTGGCTTGTGACCGAACCGCACATTACCTCCCTCCCCATAAGGGGAGGGGGTCACTTTGTTATACAGACTACCGTTCTGGGGTTGTCTCTTCTTCTGAAAACAGTTTGTCCGTCAGCTTTCCGCTAAATATCGCAAACAGGAAGAACACAGGCGGATTCGAGGCGATAAGTTCTTTAAGGTCTTTATCATTGGCCAATAATTCAGCCGTTGCCTCTTGTATGTCGAACTTGCTGATTGTCTTTTTTATTTCCCTGTTTTTCTTGATAATTCCTTCAATACCCATTTTGTTTCTCCTTTATTCTTTAAATTTTGTTATACAGACTACCGTTCTGGGGTTGTCTTTGTCATAATGCACCCTTGACCCATCATGGCTCACCACCACTTTGCAGTTGTCATCTATGATTACCTTGTATTTCACGAGTACATCACAGGTTGCCTGTAGGAGGTTTACCAAATCCACTCTGCGCCTTGTAGGCATGTAGTAATGACATTCAAGGGTTATTGGACAGTCGATTTCCAAAGGCACTAGAAATGGCTCACAGGCTTTCTCATAATCTTTGTATTTCTGGGAAGGCAATACCATCAAATGTCCCTTTGCCTTGACTATCCGACTGCTGTTCTTCTTGGTCACTGGTGGAACAGGAATAATAAACTCAACAGTATCCGTTTTCATGAACATATTCCACCACCTTATTGAAAACCATTATCCTCATGGCCACTTGGTATCTTCCCATTTCGTTCTGTTCCATAAGGCGCTTCAAATATTCCTCGTAATCATCTATGGTGTCTTCTAAACTTCCGTTGACTATCTTCTCACAGTAGTCTCCGAAGGCTTTGGCCTGTGGGCTGAGTTTAAAATGTCTCAGGACCCACTGCCATAACCACATCATGAATTTGCTCAAATCGTCTGCACCCCTTTGTTCATTCTGTAATTCCTCCTTATGTCCTTTGCAATCTGAACACAGAAGTCTCCGCACTTTTCCACTATCCGCCCCGCCAGAGCGTCATCATATCCGTACAGTTCTTCCATCAGAAGCTCGGAGGTGATGATAGTCGGAAGGTTGTTCACATACCGATAATCGATGATGTTCCTTGCCAACTTTATGTCCGCTTCTGTTGGTTTGGTGTTGAAGAAGTCATCAATCACAAGGTAATCTGCCTTCATCAGGGGGGTGACTTCCCTGTTGTATTCTTCTTCATCAGTCACAAGGGTCTTTATTCTCTGAGAATCCTGTATCCACAACATTATCTTCGGGGCCTTCCTCATGTGTATCAGCCTTCCGAATACGGCCATGGCCAGATGAGTTTTACCGCACCCCGACTGTCCGCCTAAGTAAAGCCATTCCCCGTTAGACGCTCTCAGATACTCTGTAGCCTTGTTTTTCAGTAAGGTGGTCACTTCATCGTTTGCGATGTATTTGTCGAACGTGGAGCGTTTCAGGAGTTCTGTGAGGCCCATTCTTTCGACATACTCCAACGCCCGTCTGGACTTGGCGCATTTGCAGGGTACTGTTTTCCACCAGTCTCCAGTGTCAGTGAGGGTCATCACTTCCCCTTTACCATGACAGATGTCACAGGGGACCTTTGCCATTCCCTCCTCGTCCACTTCCTCGTTGTATTCTTTTATGAGGATGCGTAACTGCTCTTCTCTCGGAAGGCTCTTGTATTCTTCTATCTCTGGGGGAGCGGATTCCATAATCTGTCCCATGATGCTTTGTATTGAACTCATATGACCACCCCGAAGTATTTAGAATCTACCTTCTCTTCTTCCTTGGGAGCTTTCTCTTTCTTCATGTTCTCCCATGTGAGAAGTTTCTGCTTCCAGTTCTTTACCTTGTTGCCCTTGCTGTCTGTCCAGTTACCTTCTGTGAAGTAGTTGTAGAAGTCTTCAGCCTTGACATACTTGAGTCCTTTTTCTGAGATGTACTGCTGTACCTCTTCAAGGGTTGGAGGAACGAAGCGCAAAGAGTGTTTTTTATCTGGTTTACTATCTGTATTGTTTACTATCTGTTCTTTATAAGATTTGCCCTCAACGGCAAATCGAGTTTCCTCTATGGGCAAATCTACATTCGCCTCTGTGGGCATTTCGATTATCCCGTAAAGGGCCATGCCCTTGGCCGTAACCGAATACCATTTTGTGTGGTTGTAAGGATTGTCTGATAGCTTGTCTGCAACAATCAGCCCTTCCTCAATCAGCTTGTCCAGAGCGGTTCTTATCTGCTTCTGAGAAAGATACGGAAATAGTTCTGTGAAAGCACTTATCGAGTTGAAGGTCCAGTATCTACCATCTCGAAAGTTTGCCTTATTGGCTTTGTTCTTCAACTGCCAGTAAACAAGGTTATGCAGAATGACCGCACAATTAACACCATACTTCTCAGCAACCTCTACATTGAAATGATGTTCCAATTGACTTAACCTACCTTTCTGTGGTAGAATCCCTCATAGCAAGGGACTCTACCGAATTTGTTTCGGGAATATAATCGGGCGGATTATGCTTCCTTGCTTTCTTTATGCAGTGAATACCTTGCGTGGGTGGACTTCTCACCATAGCGGTTTACCGAAGTCTCATCTACTGTGTCGAACTGAACCCCATCCTTTTTAAGGTCGAATACCACGGACGCAAGCCTTGTGATGCCCAAGTCGGCAAAGGCTTCATAGGAAGAAATGCTTCCGTACTTCTGGATATAGTTCATCACCTTATCTTTCTGTCTCATTCATGTACTCCTTTCTTAAATCAATCAACATTTCATAGGTCTCTATGACCTCATCCAACTTCTGATTACCAGTGGACTTTGTAATTCCCAGAAGGAAGTCGGGCTTGATGTTCAGCGACTTGCATATCGAGAACACCCCGCTTAATGTCATTTTTCCTTCATCCTTCACCCAACTCTGATAAATGGCATAGGTGATACCTGTTTTCTTTTCGAACTCTTTCCAGTTGAGTCCCAGTGAATCCTTAAGCAATAAAATCCTGTTCATTAAATCCTCCTAAAACGGTAATGCTATTTCGTCATCGGGGATTTCATCGAAACCCACCGCAATGACCTTCTCTTTTACTTCATCCTTCTGTGCGGGTGAAAGGAACTGTATCTCGTTGCAGATAAGCTCCATCACAAAGAACTTCTGTCCGTTCTTTTCATAAGTCCTTGTCTGCAAGTAGCCCTGTATTGCCACCAGTGTTCCCTTATTGGCGTACTTTGCTATGATTTCTGCCGTCTTTCTCCATGCCACAACAGGGATGAAGTCTGCTTCCTTTTCTCCCTGCTGATTCTTGTAATTCCTGTCACAGGCCACCGTGAAGTTAACGACCGTTGCGGCCCCCGCCTGATGAACCTGCGGGTCTCTTGTAAGTCTTCCGACTATGATTGCATTGTTTATCATCTGTAATTCCTTCCATACCTTTTCATCCACTCTTCCCGTGAATGGTCAAATTCATAAATCGTTTGTGCTATTTTCTTTAACTCCATCATCAGCTTTGCGTTCTGATGAACCCCCCTGCTACCTGTGTGGCACTCCATACAGAGCCATACCCACAACCCGTCCTTGTCTGCCTTGCTTCTGTTGGAAGCGTTCATAACATGGTGCTTCTGAAGACCTTTTGTGGTCCCGCACAGGAAGCATTTCTTATCCTTCTGCATTATCGACTTCATTCTGGATTGCCCCACTCTCTGTTTATCTGTGACTCAACGACCCTTATCTGAAGCTTCAAGACATTGATGCTCTCTTGGTTGGCTTTGTACACAGCTTCCGCTATGTCCCTCTTCTGCCTTGCCTCAGCGACTTCGGGGATACCGTAACAGGTCTTGTCTATGATTCCCACGGCATACCCCGCGTCCTTCATCTCAAGTACCTTCTGTCTGAGAAGTATCTTGTAATCCTTCTCCGCTTCTGCGTACTTTGCTCCGTTCATTCTTAAGGCCCTCAGAGAGTTTCTGAGGTCCTTGAATAACTGCTCAAGGTCATTTACAAGGTCAAAACTTTCAAGCTCACTCATTCCACTTCACGGCTTTCTTTACTTCTTCCAGAGCGTGGGCAAATTCTTCCTGCGTGGACTTCTGATTCAGTTTGTATTCCTTTGCCACATCCTCCATCGTGAGGGCGGTGTTCTTCTGAACAAAGTCTATAAGGGCCTGTCTGTAATCGGTTATCGGGGCGGTTTTCGGTGTTTTATTTACCGTCATCTGAGCAGTTATCTCATCTGAATGTACATTGTCGGTGTCTTCCCCGCTGAACAGGCAAAAAGTCTTGGAAAACATATTCTTGAAGGCATAGGTGTAAGCCTTACCCACACCCTTATCCTGTGAATCTGTCCCCTGTCCGAATCCATACACGATTTCGGACTCCCCTGTCTCGACATCAACGATTTTCCAACCGACCTTCAGTGTAGTCATCGGTCTGACTGTCGTTCCCTTTGATGTCTCAAAGGTGTCGCAGGTCTCTGACATCTCGTATTCCACAGGAAGGCATACCAGTTTGTGCTTCTTCAGCAGGGGCTTAATCTCATTGAGAACAGCCGCTTCACTGACCGCCTTGTATTTACTGCCCCCGTAACCTACTTCCATGTTCTTGTCGAGCGCTTTGGTCTCACTCATCACGCTCCAAATTTTTTCATATAACCCCATAATCTTCTCCTTCCTCTGCTATGCAATCTTCGTATTCGTTGGTCTCTATGAACTCTTTGTCGCATACATACAGGTCCTTTACACGGTCCCATATGCAATGCTCACACTCTTCGGGACGGCACTTCATAACAGCAATCCGATGAACAGCTGTCTGATGAACATGACCACCAGTCCTGCGATGAAAAAGCCGATAGGTGAAAAGGGCTTTATGCGTACTCTTCTTCTAGACATTCATCGTCCTCCTCTCTCATCTGATTGAATCTGTGACACATCCCGTCATCATAATCGGGGCACTCCCAACATCTTCTGATATGAGTTTCTACATAATCGACACTCCCACAGTCAGGGCAGTGTCCTTCAGCCATAGGTTCTCTGCCTACAGGACGGGCTTCAAACCATTCTTCCCACTCGGGAGTTTCAAAGACATTGCCGCACTCGTCACACCTAAACATTTCCTTCCTCCTTTAATCCTCGTACCCGTATTTGGGTTTGATACCCAACAGCGCTTCCAGTGGACAGCCAAGAACATCGGCAATTTTCATGAGCTTATCGACCTTTGGCTGATATTTCCCGTTTTTCCATTCAGAAAGAGTAGAGGTGGAAATACCTGCCAACTTGCTTACTTCATGGTCATTCATGTTGTTGCTGTCCCTGATGGAAGCATACCTTTCATAGCTTGTGGGCTTCTCCATGTTCCCTCCTTTCCGCTTGACAAAATCTCGGATATCCGATAAAATGTATTTGCAAAACTATCTCGGATACACAAGGGTGTCTTGCTCGGTTTTCTAAGGATATACTACCACCATATCCTCCGTTTGTCAAGCACTTTTATTAAGTTTTCCGAAAATAATGGAGGATATCTATGTACTATGAAAAATTCGCAGAATTATGCGAGAAAATGAATGTAAGACCCAATCAAGTATCAGTTGCTACAGGTATTTCCACGACCACTTTGACGGAATGGAAATATGGGAAATACACTCCGAAACTCGAAAAACTACAAGCAATTGCAGACTACTTTAATGTCACCCTCCCTGTTCTTTTGGGTGGAACAGACGAAACGGAAGAAGATGACCTGATATTAATTAATGCATACAAGAAAGCATCCCCAGAAATACAGCTTGCCGTCCGTAAGCTCCTAGACATTAGGGAAAAGGAAGACTCTGGATATTCAAGAAAGGCAGAGTGATACCCTATGAAGAAGAATAAAGACGGAACATACACCATAAGGGCATCCAAGACGATAGAGGGGAAGCGTTATCAGAAGTCTTTTAAGGCACGGACGATTAAAGAGGTACAATCCCTAGTCGATGAGTGGAAAAACGCTCCTGTGCCCTCTCAGCGCGTCACAGAAGAAAATTTAGGGTACTTTATAGACCGATACATAGAAAGTGTTGACGGAATCCTGTCACCTTCGACCATCAGACTGTATGTCACAATGAGAAAGAACTGTTACAGGGACATTGAAGAAAAGACAATAGAGGAATTAGATAATTTCATAATTCAGAAATGGATTAAGAAACAATCACAATCTTACAGCCTTAAGTATTTAAAGAACATGTATTCATTATTGACAGTGGTATGCAAGGAACAGGGGAAGACCTTTAATGTAAAACTGCCAAAAGAAACAAAAGAAGAAAGATACCTTCCCGATTTAAACGACATCCAAGAGATATTAAAAGTGACAGAGGGAACAAGGATAGAGGGACAGATTAAATTTGCGATTTATTTAGGACTCCGACAATCTGAAATATACGCCCTGCAATGGGAAGACATCACAGGCAATCAAATATACATCCACAACGCCAAAGTCATGAACAAGGAACACAAGTATGAGAAGAAAAGGACCAAGACCAGAGCGGGAACAAGGACCCTCACCATCCCCGACCCCTTAATGGAATGGATAGAACCAAGAAAAAAAGAACAGGGTAATATATTTGAGACAACTCCCTGTCATGTGAATCGAATATGGAAAAAAATAAAAGAAAAAAATAGTCTGCCCAACATCCGAATCCATGACCTCAGAAAAGCAAACGCTTCAATCCTGCTTTTACTGAATCTGCCAGATAAATACATCATGCAAAGATTAGGTTGGTCAGACTATTCCACAATGAAAAACATATACCAGTATGTTTTCCAGAGTGAACAAAGGAAGTTAGATGTGCAAGTCAACGACTTCTTTAGTCAACTTACAGTCAACTAAATTGCACGCAACTTGCACGCCAAGGCGGGGGCATAGCCCACGGATTTTGATAAAACGTGGCTTAAGTAAGCCAAAATATATGGCAGGGGCAGCAGGATTCGAACCTGCGAATGACGGAATCAAAATGGCTTAGGTAAGCCAAGATTAGTCCAAGTTAGTCCAAGTTGCACGGAAATTGCACGCAAGAAAATCAGAGAAATAAAAAAGAGGGGGCATTTCTGCCCCCGAAAAAGGGATTTAAATGAACTACTCAGTCAACATCTGAATAGCCCGCTCAAGGAATTGAGTCTTATTAATTCCCTCAGCGTCAATGTAAGCAATAATCTTTTCATAGACATCAGGCTTCAGATTGCATTGATACTTTTTGTAGTTCTTTGCTATCCACCTGTTTTTCACCTCAGCACTTGTCTTTCCCATTAATATCACCATCCTTTACAACATGATATCACAGGAAACAGGGGGAATCAAGCCCCCTTAATCCCCTTGACATTAGCCCAACGGGCAATTGCATGTGTAAGCGTTGCTTCCTTCCACCATGTGCCGTCTTTGTTCTTGTGAACGTTCCAGTCACCGTCACCATACTCACAGATAAACCACATATCATTATGCGTCACACACAAATACTGTCCTTCTTTCTTCGGGAATCTGTCCGTAATCCATGTAATTGTTTGTCTCATATTATAACCTCCTTAATCAAAGACGGGAAAATAAGTATCCTCGTCCAAATATGTTTCAACCCATTCGTGTATCTCTTCGATATTATCGCTTTCAAGTATCCAGTGTAGCAATGTATCAATGCTGATTTCTTCAATCATGTCGCTGAATGTCCTTTCTTTTGGTGTATAATACAGGTGTAGCACCTCGATAAATTTCTGAATCCATTAGTATTAAAATCCTTTCTGATAAGCCCCCGTTAAGGGGGCTTTGTCAGTTACATCCATTCCAGACAAGGCAAGACCTTATTGTTACGAATCAACAATGCTTTCGGGTATGAAAGCTGATTTTCCAACCACCCCAACTGCTCATCGTCAAGGTCACCAAAGTCATAACCGTCATCAGTCAGAACATTGCTACAGAAAAAGCACTGTCCAACAATTACATCTTCAAGCGCTCCATTGAGCATAGCCCCTGCCACAGGGGGCAAGTTGAAAAGCTTGCCCTCCTCATTGACTACACAGATAATCTCATTCGGGAAATACATACACTCGATATAGCCCCCTACGATGTCCTTGTAGACCTTGTAATCGTCCTTGATGTCCTTCACATCCCAACCGTTTTCATTCAATACAACAACTCTCATTAATCAATCCTCCTGTATCCAAAATTGCTGTAAATCCATTCGGGCACTTCTTCGGCCCAGTCAGGCCATTTGCCCGTTTCTTCTTCGACCTCATCCATCATCCTGTACAAACTGCACAGAGCGTATTCATTAAGGGCTTCCCCCAATTCGCTGTAAGTCATCTTTCCACCTCCAAAGGTCAAGCGGCTTCCTCATCATCGATTGAATCAATTATCGCTTCGACCTCATCAGAAAGGCACAGGTGGTCCCTAAGCTTGATAATCTCATCAATGAACCAGTATTCCAGATATTCGCTGTAGTCCTTGAAATCGGCGGACTCAAGCCCGTACATACCGAATCTGAAATACTCATCACAGATATTGAAATCATCACTCAACATCTCGACTATCGTTGACGGGCTTTTGTCGCTCAGAATGTAATCAAATTCGTCCATGTCATAGTATCTGTCATCCGCCAGATATCCGTTGTAGTCATCCAGTTCCTCGATAACTTCAATAAACTCTTCCTCGTTGTCCTCGAAATACTCCAGTAAATCATTTGTGGTCATAATTTAAATCCTTCCTCCCCGTATAGCCGATAGGACAGCTTATTTATTATTTATTGATTGTTAATATAGGCTGTACGTTGTTGATTATGAGTTTAACGGCGTTTTCCTCCGTGCCTTTCCATTCAAGGGGGCGGGCAAGCCAGCCATAAAGCCCTTGTGCCCCTCCGTCAGCCGTTATGCTCTTTTTATTGAGCTTGTATATTGCATTCGGGTTATCATTGACCCTGTAACATCTCATTACCCCGTCTTTGGTAATAATCAACGTTCTGTCCTGTACCTCTATTTCATACCCTGCAAGCTCCACCATGTTTACACCTCCTTAACCTCAAGCTCACACTTACAGCGCCCACAGCGGTATAAATGCGGGTGCTTTACTTTGTCACAGGCGGTTTTGAACCTCCACTCATAGCCGCATTCGGGGCAATACACGATGTATTTATATCCCCTTTTCTTATGCTGTACTTCCTCCCGCTTTATCCCGCATTCCTCAAAGCTTGCCGTCCGTTTAATGTTGTAGCCGTATAGCTTATTCATTCTTTCGGCGTTTGCTTTCCATTCCCCCGTATGTTTCCATGAGTCCTTGCAAGTGTGCAACAACTCATGTATAAGGGTGTCCATAAGGCCGTTTTTTTCGTCCGTTGACTTTTCCAGAAGTCCCGATATCTCTATCGTGTATACATCCGTCATTCTGTTGTAGCTCGTCCGACCAAAACAGGCCGTCAACCTGTTGTTTACCTTTACCCTGTCAATGTTTCCAACGTGGATATTTGCGCATTCCAGTTGATACATTGCAAGGGGTACGGCGTTCTGTACCTTTGTCGCAAAATTCATGATTTTAAATCCCCTTTCCAAAGGCTTAATTAGCCTTTAAAATAAGCACTGTTTCCAGTGCTTACCTCAAAAGTTAATTAAGTGCTAACCTTACCTGTCCGCTTTCCTCCTCGTCCCTTTTCGTGATAATCTGTGACCCGTAAAAGTCCCTTATCTCGTCCATTGAGAATTTTTTGTTGCTTGCTTTCCTGTATCCGACAGGGGCCTTATACCACGCGGTTTTATTTGCGCTGTACTTAAGCCCCAAAGCCTTTAAAGCGTCCTTATGCTCTTTTGTGTTACCGCTTACCCACACGAACGAACCGCATATTTCAATGACAATACCAGAAAGCTTGAAAAGGTTATTGATGAGGTCTATAAACTCTTTCGGCGTTTCATAGGTTGCCTTTGTGTACGTTTCCCCAGTATTATGATTAACGTGGATGTCCTTAAGCCTGTTGAATACCTGTTCAAAGGCAAGGTTCAACGCTTTCATGCTTTCGTTGTCCCCGCCCCTGTCGGGGTGCCACTTAAGGGCAAGCTTTTTGTAAAGTGCTTTGACTTCCTCCCCTGTTTTGCATTCGGCAAACATCGTCAAAAACTGTGATTTATTCATTTTAAATCCCCTTTATGAAATATTTTTTACGATATCCGTTATTAAATGGATATCACAGGGGGCTTAAAACGCGTTAAGCGCTCTGTGATATCCACTTAATAAAACTTTTAACTTCTGATAATCAATTAACGGCAATGTATCCACGGCTCTACAAAGTTGCGTCCGATAATCTCTAAACCTGTCAACCCTTACGGGTTGCCCTTTGCACTATGTTTGCAAGGTACTACAGCAAGCTTTATCCGTTCGGCCTGTGCTTGCTCAGTGACGGCCTGTAATCCCTTATTGTGCCCCTGTCAACGGGTTAGGGTAATTCAGTTATCAATCAACAATCCTGTACTGTGATAAGTTTGGAAAGCTCCGTTTCTTTGGGCCTTGTGGGTTACCGTGGTAAGCCCGCCCGCTGTCCTGTTGCTTTGTACAATTGCATTGTAGCATACATGATTATGTATGTCAACAGGAAAATACATGATTATGTATATTTAGAAAAAAACGTGAAATTTTCGGTCAACGTCCGCAGGGGTAAAATGTCGCTGAATGTCTTATAAATAAGCGATATAATGATAATGAGCATAAAGGGATTGAAAGCACAGGAAAAAGCCGAAAAGAAAAAGACACCCGTTGAAAGCCCCTATAAGCTCATATATACATAACACCTATACACTTATAGGCACAGGGAATAAAAACCCGTTACAGTACACCACAGCAAGCGACAACAGGCAATAAAGCAAGGAATAAAGAAAAAAAGGACAGGTAAAAGACAGTGGCAAGACCCTTAAAGTATAAAGACCCCGAAAAGGTACAAAGCATAATAGATAACTATTTTATAGACTGTGACAAAAGAAACGCCCCTTATACACAAATAGGGCTTGCAAACGCTTTAGATATATCCCGCATGACTCTATACAGGTATAATGACTACAAGCTTATTGATAATACCGACATAGACAGCGCCGACACACTTACAACCCAAACAAAGCAAGCGTTATGTTACATAATATCGCGCGCGGTTGATAAAGTTGAACAATATTTAGCCGAACAATTAACGGACCGCGACCGCTACAAGGGCGCGTCTTTCCTGTTATCAAGCAACTACAGCGGGTACACTCAAAAGCAACAGGTTGAAATATCAAGCCCACAGGATATAAATATCTCAATATCAGACTAGAACATACCACCAAAACACAATCAAACACCATAGAACAAAGCCCTTATTTCACCTATAAACAGGCTGATTTAAGGGCTATTTTTTTATAAATCGTGCATAAGGTATAAAAAAGGCGCTTAAAAGCCCGTACGCGGCCTTACAGCGGGTTATACAAAGGGGGATAAGGTATAAAAACAGGGTATCAGTCATTCGAACAACAAACCCCGTGTAACGCTTTGAGAAGCCCCACAGCAAGCGATTAGAACGCAAGGATATAGATATACACCCCGTATAAAAGGCGCTCACAATCGATTACAGCGGGTCAAGCTGAAACGGCCCTTACAGCGTGAGACAGGACCGCAGGACAGCAACGGGACAGATAGCGGGCAATCCTTACCCCTCTATATATCCCGACAGGGCGCACAACGCGGAGACAGGGCACAGCGCATAATATCCTATAGGTATATACAGCACACGCCCCGCACCCGCACCACAGGCGCGCACCTATAACAGAGCGCGAACCTATAGCGCACCCTATATACCCACTATAGGGGGGTGGGGTAGTAATTCTTTGTGTATATGTAAATGACACCCACCACCTGTCAAAATTATTTTCGGGAGGTTAAAATTACATCTTGAATGAATATTAATATAAGCAAAAATGTCTTTAATCCAGTGTATCTCCCATATTTGGAGAACGAGGACAGGATATTGATATTCTACGGTGGAGCAGGTTCAGGGAAATCATTCTTTGTGGCCCAGAGATATATCTACAGGATACTGCATGAGCCAAACAGGGTATTACTGGTAGTAAGGAAGGTCGGGAGAACGAACAGGGACTCCACCTTCGCTCTTTTTAAGCAGGTCATTTTTTCTTGGAATCTGGAATCTCTGTTTAAGTTCAACGAGTCGGATATGAGGATAAGGTGCAGTAACGGTGCTGAGATTCTTTTCTCTGGCTTGGATGACGCTGAGAAGATAAAGTCCATCACTGGTAGCAAGAATCCTCTGAGTGACATATGGATTGAAGAAGCCTCGGAACTGTTGGAGAGTGATTTTAACCAGTTGAATGTCCGTCTGAGGGGCGGGAAACTTTCCAAGCAAATAGTTATGTCATTTAACCCCATCGACATCAACCACTGGATTAAGACCTCCATCATAGATAAACACAAGGCCACTGTTCTCAAAACCACCTACAAGGATAATATTTTTATTGATGATGAGTACAAACGACAGCTTGAAAGCTTCAGAGAAACCGACCCGTATTACTATCAGGTCTATTGTCTTGGCGAATGGGGAGTCTATGGAGAGTCTATCTTCGACAAAAACAGATTGGCTGAAAGGTTCGCCGATGCCCCCTCGCCCATCAAATCAGGATTATTTATGGGTTCTAAATTTGTATCCGATAATTCGGGATATATTTTGATTTACAGGGATGTCGAGCCTCAAGTGCCTTATGTTCTTGGTGCGGATACCGCAGGGGAAGGTTCGGACTATTTCGCGGCCCATGTTCTGAATAATCTGACTGGGGAACAGGTCGCAGTGTTGCATGGGAAATTTGATGAGGATTTGTTTGCACAGCAGATTTATCAACTTGGGAGTTATTACAACACTGCTTTGATTGGCATAGAAGCAAACTTCTCGACCTATCCCATCAGGGAACTGGAGAGATTACGTTACCCCCTCCAGTATTGGAGAGAAGCCATGGATTCCGCCACCCATCGTCTTTCAAAGCGCTTCGGGTTCAAAACTACCTCCTCCACACGTCCAGTTATCATCTCTGATTTGGTGAGGATAGTCCGTGAAGAAGCCTATTTAATCAACGACAGGGAAACTCTTCACGAGATGCAGACCTTTGTCAGAAATGACAAGGGCCGCCCTGAAGCCGCTGAAGGCTCACATGACGATTTGGTGATGTCTCTGGCTATAGCTCACTTCCTGAGAGGGAGCGGTCAGCAGAGTTCAAAGATGTTCACAAAGAAAGAGAAAAAGAAAGAGGTCTTTAATTTCTCATTTGAGAGAAAGTCAAAGATAAATGTAATCGAAGGAGAAAGAATATATGATATCTGATTTGGCATTGCTTATCATAGCCCTCAGTTTCGCCTGTGTGGCGTTTTTTTTATGCAGGTATATAGATGCCCGCACAAGGGAGTTGAACACTCCCAAGCCTGTCACAGAGCGTCAGAAAAAGCCTCCCTCTCTGACCAAGGGAGAGCTTAACACCATCACCCTACTGGAGAATATCGCAAATTTCGGTACTGACATACCGCAGAAGGAGTACACATGAATACACCTGAAGAAATCTGGAGAGAGTACGAAAACGGCAAGAAGTACCTCGAGCAGTTCAATTATTACGAAAATACCGAAGAATGTCTGAGGTATTACAACGGAGACCAGTGGCATGGTCTGAATGTCCCCAACAACGGGGAGATTCCACCTATCCTCAACATCATCGAGCCTATCATCAAGTACAAGGTCGGCACGGTCAATTCCAACGGTTACGCCATCCAGTACACCCCCATGGGTTATGACGAGGATTATATGCGCAATGAGGAGCTTTGTACTCTCCTGAATCAATACGCCATGACCGAATGGGAGAGATTAAAGCTCGACTCCAAACTGTGGACCCATACCACAAGGGCCGCTGTCACTGGAGATTCCTATGCTTATTTCATGTTTGACACCGAAAACGATTGTATCGTTGATGAATTTATCGACAATGTTTCAATTCTCTTTGCGGATGAACAGCAGACCGATATCCAGAAGCAGAAATACATCATCATTCAGGAACGTAAATTGGTCTCGGAAATAAAGGAAATCGCAGAAGCGAACAAGGTCGATAAATCCGATATGGATTTGATTGTTTCCGATAACGACACCGAAAAAATCATGGGCGATAAGGCCAAGGAAGAAGTCAAGTCCGATAAAGACGGCAAGGCTATCCTTCTCACAAAGTTCTGGAAGCAGGACGGAGTGGTGCATATGCTTAAGACCACCAAGAATGTCATCATTCACCCCGATACCCCAATCATCGGTGAGGGGCAGGATGTTGGAATGAGGCTCTATCCCATCGCGCATTTCCGTTGGAAGGAAGAACACGGAGCGTGCAGAGGACAGGGGGATGTTTTAAGGCTCATAAACAACCAGAGAGAGATAAACAAGGCCAACGCAAGGTATTCCATCATCCTGAAACAGTTCGCCATGCCCCATATCGTCTACGACAACACAGCATTGAGTGATGAAGAAGCCGATAAGATAACATCCATCGGAGCAAAGATAGCGGTCGATGGCAACAGGATGAGTAAAATCTCCGATTTGATTAATTTCCTTCAGCCACCTCAGATTTCTTCCGAATCTTGGAGTTATGCCCAGACATTGCTTGAGACCACGAGGAATCTTGCGGGCGCGTCCGATTCCGTCACTGGCAATATCGACCCCACAAGGACGAGCGGGATAGCTATTCAGGCTGTACAGGATGCCGCCGCTCTTCCGTTGAACGACCAACAGGCTTCATTAAAGCAGTTCGTTGAGGACATCGCAAGAGTATGGATTGATATCTGGCAGATTTACAAGGGAGTGATGACTGTAGGCAATCCTGTTCCCATCGTTGACGAAATGGGACAGCCCATCCTTGACAACGAAGGTCAGGAGCGCATCGTTATGCAGAGAAGGGATTTCGACATCACCAACCTCAACTATATCGTCAAGGTCGATGTCTCCCCGTCAAATCCCTACTCGAAGTATTCTCAGGAACAGACTCTTCTGAATTTCCTCACTGGAGGACTCATCTCTTTCGAGGATTATGTCGAAGCACTGCCTGATGACGCTTCTGCACCGAAGTCCAAACTTCAGAGGATAGTCGATAAACAGAGGGCGCAGGCACAGGCTGAACAGGCCCAGATTGCCCAAGACCAGATGATGATGCAGGAGAATCAGGACAATATAGCGGCCATGCAGGCGCTGATGAATGAGAACGCAAAACTTAAAGCCGCTTTACAGGAGGTAGGAAATGCAGGCCAACAGTTATGAAGAATATCTGAAAAAAGCCTATGAGAACGAATTAGCCTCGATAGATGCACAGGCAAAAGCCAATGAGTATCAGAGGAACTATGATTCCCAGACAGCTTTATCAAATCACATTCAGACCAACCGTACTGCCGCAAATCAGTACGCCCATCAGATAAACAAGTACGGAGTCAATGCCGAAAGACTGGCGCAGGGAGGTCTTGCGAACTCAGGTTACGCACAGAGGGTCAATACTGGCAATTATGTCAACTATCAGAACGCACTGGGAAACTCCACCAAAACCTATCTGGGGGCTTTAGCGGGCGTTCAGAATCAGGGCTTACAGGCCCAGTACAACACTGAGTCTCAGAAGATGGACGCTCTCAGTAATTACAACAACAATCTCTATGCCGAATACAAGAGGTTAAGCGATTTGGAGTATCAGCTTGAGAGAGACCGCATCTCCGATGAACAGTGGAACAGGACCTATGACCTCAAAAGACTCTTAGCGGGAGGATGATATGACTGGTGAAGAAGCATTACAGGAAATAAAAGCAAGGAAGGATGCCCTTGCCAAAGAGGCCCAAAGCAATATAGCCTCGAACTATAACGTATATACGGATTATCTTAAAAAAACCGCTCAGAACGAAAATCAGGGGGCGTTAAACTCCTATAACAGCTATTCTGGCCTTCAGGGAACGGATTCCGCAAGGGCAAGAAGCGCTTACCTCAACAGACTGGCCTCCGCAAATGATGCCTATGCCGAGGGTTTAAGGGGACTGGATTTATACAGGAACAAGATTGGCGCTCAGTTAGAAGCCGATTCCCTTGACGCTGATGCGGCAATAAACGGGATAGAGTACAAGAACGCCCTCTATGACGCTCAGATGCAGTACCAGAAGGAGAGAGACGCAGTTGCCGATGCTCAGTGGCAGAAGAATTTCGACCTTGGTTATCTTTCCTCTTCTGGCACTTCGGGAAGAAGCGGAAGTTACTACAGCGGAGGGTCAGGCGGCGGGACGTATTCATATGCGGACTCCTCTCCTGCCGAATCAGCAGGAATAGCGTCCGCAATCAGCGGGGCCATCGGAGGCGCAGGAACAAAATATAATAACATTTACAGTGATTATCTTCTTTCTCAGGTTGGAAGAGCAGTAAAGGACGAGGAATGGTCTCCTGCATATGCCGCTTACTTCCTTGATGAAAACGGGTACACCCCATACGCTACTGCAAAGAAGAAAGGTACCGATACCACATACGGAAATGTTGTAACAAATATTGTGAGCAAGCCCGCCACATCTTCATCAAAATCTACATCAAGTGCAAAGGGAGCTTCTGGCGGAGCAATCAGAAAAACAAACGTGGACATGACAAAGTAAGGAGTTACACATGCCTATTTCAAAAGAAGAATGGGACAGATTAGTCCGCAAAGGGAAACAGGAAGCACAGTCGAACAAACAGAAGACAGCAACAGTATCTACTCCCAACCAGAGTGTTGTCGACAAATTAAGGGCGGCGCATTATGTCTCTCAGTACGAAACACCGACAACCAATGTTGACAATAAAAAGAAAGCAGAAAAGCTCTTTAACAGCATGGTGGACGAAAACTCCTCAAAAGCTGAGAAAAAGGAGGCCGAGGCCTTTGCAAGCCAGTATGAGGATTCACTCAACAGGAAGAACAGTGAGGACTTCTCGAAGAAACTGGCAGAATATGAGGACAGGTTTGCCCAGTACAATGATAAAGATTATGCCTCTGCCTCTGAATATATCAAAGATGAGGATGATTATCAGAAGGCCCTCAAGAGAAACAAGCAGAAGGCTGATGCATATGCTCTCAACGGCGGGACAGACCGCGATGAATACGAAGCGGCCCTCAACAAAGAAACCACCGATGCTTACGGCAGAAGGAAGGCCAACAGGGATTTCCAGTATTATTACTCGAATCAGTCCCGTGAAGACATGCAGAAGGAAATGGATAATCTCCAGAAGCAGTATGATGAGGAGACTGACGATTATAAGAAGTTCGCCATAGAACAGCAGATGCAGAGGGCGAAGTCCTATGATGAATCACTTATGTCTTCAAAAGAAGTACAGGCCAAAATCGATGAACAGCAGAAGATAATTGATGAGCTTGAAAAGAAATATCCCAACGGAGAGCTTCAGGCAAAGTCCGTCCTTGTCAGCGATGAGGAAAGAGCTATTTACAAACAGGCAAAAGCAGACCTTGCCCATTATAAGGATTTGCTTAACCCTGCTATCGTTAATGAATACGATGATGAAGTATACTCCCTTGAACCCGAAGACATGCAGGCGTTCTCTGTTGTCTATCAGTACAACCGTCAGGGCGATTACAACAACATCATAGGAGAA